TCGAGGTCGTATAGGAGGTGTGCCTATGTAGACAAGATCATGGTGGCTGATTACAATGGAAAGAAGTTGTGGACAACTCTCGGGCTTTCGCCGCTGCGCAAGGCCGAGTCTAGAAGTTCTCTGCACGCTCTGAATTCTCGTAAAGACATTTTTGCGGTTTCGCTGGACCAAAGCGAGTTCGATATGTCCCAGACGAAGAAGGCGGTACGTTATGCGATAGAAGCAGTTTTCAACGCTGCAATACTCGCTGCTCGTGACGACCTGAAGACAGAACTCAAGAGGATGAGGGATGTAGAACTTTCGGCGTTCGATAACGCGATAGTAATATTCAGAACGCCAGAGGGGGAACTGAAGATTGAGTGGAAAAGGGGAGTGCCGAGCGGACATGCTTGGACGGCTCTGATAGACACTTTGATCAACAGGGCCGAGGCGGAGACAGTAGCAGAAGATCTCGGGGTGGAGATTCTGGATGCCAGGTATCAGGGGGACGACGCTGTGTTGTTCACCCGGACGCCAACGACGGGGGAAGATTGGGCGGTAGGATATGCCAGGTACGGCTTGCTAGTGAACGGCGAGAAGACTTGGGTTTCGAATCTACGCTATGATTATCTACACGAGATAAACGGCCCAGAAGGGGCTTGGGGCTTCCCATCTCGTATGTGCAAGACGTTGCTCTGGAAGAAGCCGGAGCTAGGGGGGTCAGGTTTCAAGCCCGCGCATGCGCGCGACAGCGAATACTTCACCGCCCTTCTGAAAGCACACCGTCGCGGCATGGCTAATTGCAGGGAAGTGGCAGATCACTTACTGTATAGGCGCCTACTCCCTTGGACTAAGGGAAAATCGAAGTCAGACAGAGAAGGCAAGGCAGGAAGGAGAGCGAGAGAGATAACGAATACGCCGTTGGCACTCGGAGGATTGGGGTTCTCGAGTACCGGGCGAATGGCACTGACCATAGTAGTGTCGGGCGTGGCAGAGGCCGCTTCAAGAATTCGTATACTCACCGAGTTGCACAACGACACTCCTGAGTGGAGGGCCTGTTTACGTCAACGTTTCTCGAACTCCTTTCCGATGCCTGGTATCGAAACGGCGTACTACCACACGCGCGTGAGCTCTCTCGACAGAAGGGAAGTATTCATGCGTCCACCTATGAAGGGTTTTGGCTTGCGAGCTTACCTTCAGTGGACGCCTCAGGATTATTCCACTGTTGACGACGCTTGGGCACGTAAGGTACGTTTGGAAGCTGCACTCTATGACAGACAGACCATTATCACAAAGGAGATGTTGCCCGATAGGCGGGTGGCTGAATCCGCTCTTGGCGCCGACCGGGCTGCCAGGATGCTGCACAGGGAGCAGAGTCTACAGTTGGACCTTAGTACTGAGACCTCATCCAGCGAGCCATA